TACAGACCCATGGGGGGAGGGGGGAACATCGGCCCGAGGGAGGGGGGAAGAGGGCTCAATTCCCCCATTGACTCCCCCCTCCTCCTCTGCGTGCGCCAGCGCAGCCTCTACCCGACAGAGCATGCAATCCGCATCATGCTCGCCAGTCTCCTCGTCTCCATCGTGACCGTACGGCTTGAGGTCGTCGAGCACTTCGACGCAGTGGCCGAGGGCCGACAATAGCCGCAAACGAGTATCTTCTATCATGGTTCAACCTCTTGATTTTGTTCATGTGCTACGCCCTTTGTAGCATCTGCTACATTTGGTGTAGCGGCAGGAAGAACGAACAGCCCGCGCCATGTTTGCCAGGCCCTCGTCACGGCCCCGGTTCCGGGGAACAGGTCGATTAGGTCGTCATCTGGTCGAGCGCCGAGCATCTCAAACGCCCAGTGGCAAACCTTCTCTGGTTTCGCCCCGGTGAGCCCTCGCCTGAGCGTGATCGATCACTCCACCCAATCCCGCATCACGAGGCGCTTGGACACCACCGGCTTTCTGGCCGGTTTGACGATCACCGGCTCCCAGGCGTAGGCGACGCTGACGTTGCGTTTGAAGGCCGCAAAACCCTTCACCCATGCCATGACCCTGGCCCCGTCTGGAACGAGCGGCGGATCGGCCTTCCACTCGCTCGCCTTGCGCTCGACGACGGCGAGGAGGTCGGCCACCGTCGCGCCCTCGGCCAACCTTGCTTTGATCAGCTCGACGTGCGGGGCGGAAGCCGTGTAGCGCCGGCCGGCTAGATCGTTCAGGAGGGCAAGGACCGTGTCGGTTGCCGCCCGGGCCGCCGCGCCAGGACTCTTGGTCTGGATCTCTGCGGTAGGAGCACTACCCGGTGAGGCTTCTGCCTCACAAGAAAGGTCGTGGTCGGAGGTCGGAGGTCGGAGGTCAGGCGCGAGACTGTCGCGAGGTTCTCGCGAATCGCTCGCGAGCTTCTCGCGAGGTTCTCGCGAATCGGCCTCGTCTGGCCCTGGCACCCGTCGCTGGCCAGGGTGATCGACTTTCTGGTGCTTCGTCCAGTTGGTGACGTGGAGGTACTCTTGACCGCGAACCGTATACAAAGTGATGAGCGACACACTCGCGAGCCCTTCGAGAAGCTTCGCGAGGCCCTCGCGAGACTCTCGCGCCCAGAAGACGGCCGCGGCGAGCTGCACCGGGTGAGCCCTCATGCACCCGTGGTCGTCCGCGAGCAAGAGCAAGGACACGAACAGGCGCCACTCCTCGTGCGTCAGCGCGGCGGTCTTGTCGTCTTCGAGTAGCTCGGGCTTGATGGTGCGGATTCGGCCGGGCATCTAGTCTTCCTCGACGGTGAGCGGCTCGCTTCCCGTGCCGACGGGAAGCGACGTGGCGCCGCGATCGTCCTCGGCGCGGCACAATTTCTCGTCGCTGGCCCGACGGAGAAGCTTGCCAGCGTAGGCCCGGGCATGCTCGCCGACGAGGCCAAGGCGCAGCGCGGCTCCCTCGCCCTCGAGCTGGAGTCGGCGCACCTCGACGTCGGCAGGGTTCATTTACCGCCTCCCGCCGCGCGCCGGTCCGCCCGTGCCCGGAGCCGGGCGGCCAGGCTGCGCCGTCCGTCGGCGAGGGTCGGCGTGGCGGGCGTCAGCCACTCCTCGAGTGCCGCCGGTGACACGCGCCACCGGCGGCCACACCGTGACGCGACAAGCTTGCCGTCGGCGATGGCCCGGCGCAACGTGCTTACCCCGACGTGGTAGCGCGTGGCGGCGGTGCCCAGGTCGAGCAAACCATCGTTCTTGTGCTGGGCGAGGACGGCGGCCACACGGGCGGCGATGACCGCGATCTCGGACTCGTCGAGGGTCACGCGGCTTCCCCCTTTTGGCGAAGGAAGGCGGCCCTTGCCTTGCGGGCGTCGCGCTTCTCTGCCCAGGCGCGGACGTCGCCCGCGCGGTAGACGCGGCGGCCACCAGCGGTGCGCTGGCACTTGAGATCGCCGCGGTCGGCGGCAAGAGCGATGGTGTTCGACGAGACGAAAGCCAAGCAAGCCGCGTCGCAGGATCCAACTAGTTGATCGTCGCAAATGTCGCGCTGCGCCATGCAGGCAGGATCAGCGCGAAGGGCAAGTGGTGGTTAAGGACGGATCAGGTACGCGCTATGCGTTGGTCCGTCCGCTCCGACGAGAAACGGCGTGCCTGATCATGTCAGCGACCTTGGACAAGGCGGCCGTGACGTACGTGTCGTGATTGGCTGCGACATCCTTGTCGACAGCGGACGCGAGCGCCAGGCGCGGGTTGATGTCCCGGGCTTCGGCGGCGAGGTAATGGCGTGCGAGCTCCGCGCACGGAGGGTTGAGCCAGAGGCGCCCGCAGTCGAGGATCAGCCTGGCGATTGAAGTCCGCAGGAAGGTCGCTCCGAGCTGCTCGACGAGCAACCGGACGGCATCGGCTGCCGCCGGCGCACCGGCCTTCGGTCGGAAGCGGACGGGCGATCCGACCCCAGTGACGCGCCCCGGTGCGCGCGCCTCGAAGGTGCCGCGTCGGGTGGCGAGTTCGGCGGCGGCGATCATGGCGCGCACTGGGTCGACCATCGTCCGCGCGCGCACTGGGTCGATCACGGCCGCCGCGCCGGGGCGCTCGAGGGCCGCGTCGAGTTCTTCGAGATCCCTCCGCAGGCGGGCGGCCGAGGAGGTCATGTCGGCGGCGAACCGATCCCACGTGTGCCAACACGGCGACAGTCCCGGGCACGCGCGCATGCCCTCGGCGACGGCGGCCCCGCAGACCTCGCAGCGCGGCGTGGCTCGTGACAGCGTCTCCTGGAAGTGCTCGGAGACGATCTCGCGCACCTCATCCGACAGGATGTGGTCGAAGTTCGGCATCAGCTCACCTCCGCCTTAATCGCCCGCACCCCTACCTGGTAGCCCTGTTCCGCCATCTCCTCGATGGAGAGGCTCGCATCCAGTTGCGCTGTCGCGATGGCGTTGGCTCCGTCGTAGTAGCGATCCAGGGCCTTCTTCCACTCCTCCTGAGTCGCCTCATCGTGTCGCTTCCTACACCCTGGGTCGTCGTACGGGCTGTACTCACGCGAGAACTTCTCGCCAGCAAGCATCCGCGCCGCATCCGTCGTGGTCGCCCAGAGGTACTCGTGCAACGCTCCATACCCTTGGGCCACGGACAAGTGGGTACGCTCGCCGCGCATGCGGGTCTTGTAGGGAAAGCGATAGGCTCCGTCGTCGTCGAGGCCGGCACGCTTGGCGGCGACGAAGAGGGCCCAGTCGGGATCGTAGTCGACCTCGATGGTGAAGCGCCCGCAGGCCCTGAAGCCCACGAGCCTGCCCGTCATCTTCCGCTCGCGCCACTCCGGGTCGTTGCCGTCGAGCCCGTCGAGGATGATCTTGGCCAGCGCGTCCTCGAAGACCTGGCATGCCTCCATCGTCATCTTCTTCTGGGTCGAGCGGATCATCGCCACGAGTCCGTCACCCATCATGCCGCGTAGGTGACTTTCCGGCCCGTCTGTGGCGTAGCCCGCATCCTTCACGAGACTGGGCATGACATCGACGCGCAGCAGGTCGGCCCACCACTTCGCCGCTATGCGGGCAATCTCCTCGACGGGCTTGGGATCGTGCGTGAACTCGGGCATCAGCTCACCTCCACGCGGTAGACGGCGCCGCAGGGACGCTGCCATTCGATGCGAGCGGCCACGCGCTTCCGAAGGCACCATCTGCCAAGCGGGTCGGTCCAGATGAAGCTGGCGTTGTAGCGGCTGACCGTCTGCATTGTCTTCATGACCTCTATCAGTGCATGGTACGCGCCAAGCTCGGGACACGGTAACTATGCAGAAACGCGTATGTCCAGCCCTCGGCGGCGAGGCCCAAAAACGTCACCTCACGCAACCTTTTCCTCAATAGTTATGCGGCATGCTCTGCAATCTTTGCATACGGACTTTCTCGGCCTAGCAATACCGCGTACTTGCGATGCGCCGAGCTTGGCACGCGTCATGCTTGTAAGACAGGTCATGACCGAAAACGCCGAGAGCCGCTGCCGCGAGGTGCTCCAGGCCATCGCCGACCTGCCGACCTGGGACGGCGCGCCGGCGACCATCGAAGACGTGATCGAGTGGGCGAAGAACGCCCTGGAGGAGTAGACAGATGAGCGAGCAGACGGCCAACATCAGCTATGATATCAGCCCCGTGCTCGCGTGATTGCTCGCGGCATCTACTGGGTGCAGTGATGGCCTACCGCCTGACCCGCTGGCCGATCCTGATCCGCGACAACCCCGCCAAGGCGAAGCGCGAGATCCTCGACGCCGTGACGATCGCCGAGGGCACTGTCCGCTACGCCGCCAAGGCGCTCGAGACCCCAGAGAACACCCTGTGGCGCTACATCAAGGTGCTCGGGATACAGCCGGAGATCGAGGTCATTCGCGCCAGTTCCAAGCCGACCACCACGGGGGTTCCGGCGGGCCCCGCGCTGCAGCCAGACGAAGAGGAGGCCCGCTGATGCCCGCGACCATCACCGACAAGATTCGCCAGGTCGCCGAGAGCGTGGCACGCGGGTACGCTCGGCGCTGCGGTCCCTACGCCGACGTGGCCGACCTCACCCAGGAAGCGTGGGCGGTATGCCTCTCGGCCACCAAGAACTTCGACGCGATCTACTGGTCCTGGTGGAGAGCCAGGGACATGCACGGGGAGGCACCATGAGCAGCGATATGAACGAACGTCTAGAGGGCTTCCGCGACACGCTGTGCCCCGTAGATTCGCATCCCTGCGAAGGCCAAGGGACGGACGCCGATTGCCGCGCTTGTCTCACTAGGGCTCGACGCGAAGCCGATCTGCGAGGAGCACAACTTCTCATGGTTTCGTCGGAGTTAGCGGGCGATCCCAAGATGGACCATGCCGACCGATCCGATCCGCGATGGACACCGACGCTGCACGAGGCTTGGTGCGCGAGACAGAAGTGCAAGATGGCTGTGGAGATCGAGCGGATCAGGGAGATCAGGCGGGAGTAGAGCCATCGTCCATGCTGGTGGGCACGGGGGCGACGATCTCCAGCTTGCCCCGCAGCCGGGTGGTCACGACGCCAGCGGCCGTCTCAAGGCGCAGGCCGAAGGGCCGCAGGCCGGCCGCGGCGAGCACGTCGTTGACCTCCTCATGCCCGAAGTGGATGGTCAGGCAGCCGCGCCCGGTCGGCGCCGTCAGCGTGCCGCCCACTGTCGTCTGGTCAGTGTCCGGCTCGATCTGCAACTGCACCGGGTCCTCGAGGAAGACGTCAGAGCGCCGCGTGAGCAGGACCGTCGCATCGGTCGCCGAGGTCTGCACCTCCAGCACCAACAGGGCGTCGGTCAGGTCGAGCGCGTCGCCCGCCTCGTCGAAGAGCTGCACGCGCGCCGCCCAGTTGTCGCCGGCCACGAGGGGCTGGTAGCCGAGCCGGCGCAGGCCAGCGGAACTCCAGTCCACCTGCCAGCCGTCGGAGGCCGGTACCACGGCCATGCTGGCGGGCGGCAGAAGCACGGCGGAGACGAGGAGCGGCGCCCGGGCGCCGAGGGCGGCGGCCAGCTCGGCGAGGTCGGCGGCAGTGGCGATGATGGTCGCCGGCGCGACCGCTTGGACGGCAGCCGCGCTCGCCGCCGCAGCGGTTGCCTTCGTCGCCGCCGTGCCCGCCAGGACCGCCGTGGCGGCCAGATCGGCGGACACCGAGACCACCGGGGAGCCGAGCTTGCCATCGGCGCTGGAGGCGGAGGCAGCCGCCGCGGACGCGTTGCCGGCCACCGCGGCCAGGTCGGCCGACACGCTGGTGACGGGGGTGCCGATCAGCGCGCTCACCTCTGTCGGCGTCGGCCCCACCAGGAGCGTGTCCGTGAACGGGTCGCAGCCGGTGCACGTGACGCAGACGGTGAGCACGCCGAGAGCCGACGTGTCCGCCGCCAGGATGGCGAGTGAGTAGCACCCCGGCATGTGGGAGCCGAGCTCGATCCAGTCGGGTGAAGTGACAGCCTTGACGCCCTCGGGCGCGCCCGCCTTGCTGATGTAGCAGGTGATGTCGCCGAAGACCTTGCCGACCACCGGATCGCCGGCGGCGTCGAGAAGGCGCACGGCCATCCTGACGGCGCCGCCGAGCGTGACGGGGAGCATCATCCGAATCCTCCTCCGAAGCCCTGCCGGTGCGCATACCCCGGAGGGATCAACCGCGGGCCTTCGCCGGCATCGCCGCCGATGTACGGGGCCGGCCCAGGGGGCACGCCGAGCATGGTGAATTCGCCGTCGAGAGTCAACACCTGGCCGGTCAAGAAGATGATCGGCGTGAGCGGCGCGCCGGGCACGATCTCCGTGCGCGTCACACCGCCGTCGAGGCTGTAGTAGTAGCGCGAGGCTCGGTAGTCGACCGCGTCCTTCGCCCGTGCATCATGTCCCGGGACGTCGATGCCGCTGCATGGGAAGTCCGCCGTAAACGCCCACGTCCAGCGCGCCCGCTGCACGCCGACACACAGGGCGCGGAGCGCATTGAAACGAATCGTGCCGCCTGTCGTGGCCGCCAACCAGGCCATCCACTGATCGTCTGATGAGAACCTGATGAACGCGTTTGGCGAGGCACCGGCATCCCATGTGATCCAGGGCACCTGCCGCGCGGCGTCGCACCATAGAATGCGACAATCCGGGGCTCCGGCGGCAGTCCATCGATCCACGGCCTGTGCGCTGCTCTGCCAGGCATAGAGGCGTCCTTGCAGGTCGACGCACGGTCCGTACATGCTCCGGTTGTCGCAGGGCAGGCCGTAGGCCGCCGCCGTCGGGGCATAGGTCACCATCACAGCCAGATCGGACTCGCGGATCTTGTAGGTCGAGCCGCCATAGGTCGTGATCCAGAAGTAGCCCGGGAATGACGTATGCACATTCGGCGAATTCCAATATGATCCGGCGATCGTGCGTCCCGTCGGTGTCCCGTCGGTGTTGTACTCGATGAACGTGCCACCGGTTCCGTAGTTCGGGATCGACCAGTATTTGCCAGTGACGCCGGGCACGCGAATGGCGTAGCAGCTGTTCACGCCGATCGGCACCGTCACCACCACGGCAGACGTGGTGATATCAATTTCACGGATGGTGTGATCGGTGTAGCTGGGAACGATCAGCCGGCCCTCGGCACCGCCGTCGGTGCGTGACAGGCCCATGGTGCAAGAACCACCGCACGCGATGGTCTTGACGATCGCCCCATCGGACACGCGATATTTGTTGAGCACACCGGTGCGGGAATGCCATAGGTGCAGCCCGTCGACGTCCCAAACGATACCGCAGTAGTTGGTGTTGCCACCAAGGGCGATCGTCTGAAGGGCAGCGGTCGTGATCCTCAACGGCAATCCACCGCCGGCAGCAACCAGCCGCGCGCCGCCACTTAAAGTAGCGTCGGCTAGGTTCAGCTGGATCGGGTTCGCGGTCACATCTTGGCCAGGATGTTCAAGGTCCCCGCCGGCAGACCGCCGGCTGTCTGCCCCACCTTGATCAGCGCCACCACCAACGCCTTCAGATCGTCGGCCGGGAGCACGACGTGGAGCGTACGGCTCTCAGTGGGATCATCGTCGTCGCCGTACCGGCCCCAAAAGGCCAGCACCTCGCCGGTGGTGAAGTCGATGGAGCCCTTGGACTCGATGCGCGCCTTGGTCAGGTCGCCGCGCTTCTCCGGGGTGGCGAGGGTGATCTCGATCATGGTCTACTCCGGTTGCTCCGCAGGGAGCGGGCGGCCAAGCAGCCGCGCGAGAGGGATATCGATCGGCCGCGGCACCCACTGCCCCATGGGCCGGCCGGCGGCCTCCAGGGCGCGCATGGTGGCCTGGCCGGGGATGCCGTCCACGGTGAGGCCGGCGCCGTGGTCGGCGTTGAGCTTGGACTGGCGCCGGCCCCAGTGGATGCGGTCCTCGCTGAGGTGGTACTGCCAGCCCTCGTAGCCGGCGGCGCGGAGGGCGTCGAAGAAGAAGTCCCCCGGGTCGCCGGCGCCGCGCGTGTCGGTGACGTCGCGATGCCCGACGACGCCGAAGAGGTCGCGCCCACCTTCCTCCAGCCGCTTGAGCGGGTGGCCGAGGTAGTACCGGCCCGAGGACGTCGGGAAGCCGCGCTGGACGCCGAAGAGGGCGGTGAGAACATCGACGAGGAGCACGGCGGCGTCGACCGTGGCCTGCCAGATCGTGCCGTCGGACTCCTGCCAGCACTCGATCCCGATCGAGCGGCCGTTGACGACGCCAGCGTGGTAGCCGATCGTCCGCTGCAGGTCGGCGAGGCAGGACACTCCGCCATCTCCGTCGATCACAAGCGGCGCGCCGGACTGCAGCGGGGAACCGGCCCAGAAGGCGGCGGCGGCGGGACCGGCGCCGGCGTGCCGCCCGCCCGGCGCGAGCTTCTGCGCGGCGCTCGGATGCTGCGGGTCGGGGTAGCCCTTGGTGGTGTGGATGACGATCAGGGTGATCGGCGCGTCGTCGGCGCGTGGCCGGCCGTCGTCGTTGGAGGTGAGGCCGACGCGCAGGGCGAGGGCCGGGTCGTCGAAGTAGTTGACGATGCGCAGGCCAGGAATCTGGACCTCCGCGCCGCGGATTACGAGGCCGGGCATCAGACGTCTCCTCGCGCTCGGTTCACGGCGTCACCGCCCCGCAGGCCGTCCAGGCATCCCGCACCCAGGACCGCAGCGTCACCACGTCGACGGCGAGCACGATCGCCTCATGCTGGACATAGGCCGCTTCGACCCCAACCAGCAACAGCGCCTGCCGCGCCCAGCCCGTGACCTGATGCGCACCCACCTCAGCGGGGCGCGCCGGCAGGTGACAGGAGATCGTCGGTCGGTAGATCACAGGCGCTGGTGTTCGACAACACCCATTCGAGCATGTCACCAGCAGCGCCACGAGGAGCGCCAGCGGTCCACTCCAGGATCTTCGCGTCACGGTTCTGCACCGCCTTCTGGCAATCGGTCCGTTCTGTCTCATGCCGTCGGCTCTCCTCGGCACGCACCGCCTTCTCGCCGCCGAGGTCGGTCACGCACCGCGCCAGGTCGGCACGGGCAGCGTCACGTTGTACGTCAGCTAGGTCGCGCCGCGCTACCTCGACGCGCCAGAGGAGGGCGAAGACCAGGGCGGCAACCGCGCTGATCCCGGTCACCCAGGGCAGGATCTTGGCGAGCAGCGCGCTCACGCCTTGGTCGCCGCCTTGTCGCTCGGGAAGAAGAGCTTTTTGATCATCGCGTAGCCGCCGGCGGCCGTCGCCCCTGAGACGACGCCGCCGATGATCACCCCCGCCGACCACTTGACGTGGCTGACCTCCAGGACCACGAAGGTACCGCAGATGCCCGAGAGTAGTGCGAGCAGAGCGCCGCCTCTGTCGGTCTTCAGGAAGGCGATGGGAAGCAGTCGGGCGAGCCACACGGCGAGGCACATGGCGACGAGGAACGCCAGCAGGTAGGCGCCGCTCGACAGAGCCTTGGCCAGCTTGTCCACCGCACCCGTCGGGTCGGCCGAGGGGTCATAAGGGGTGACCGCCTGGGCGGGAGCGACGGCCGGCGCGGTGGCCGGCTGGGTCGCGGGCGCTGCGGCGGGGAGCGCGTCCGGGTTGATGGTGTCCGCGGTGGCCGGCGGCGCCGCGCCTCCCTGCGCGTAGAGCGGGGTGGTCAGGCAGCACAGGGTGAGCGCGACGGTCGCGAGAAGGCAGAATCGTCTGATCATGGGGTATCTCCTCCGGCGTCAGCCGGGTCGGGTGGAACGGGAAGCCGCGGCACCCGCAGGTGGTCGGCGGTCTTGGCGAGCGTGTCCACGATCCACCATGATCGCTCCTCGAGGACGCTGAGGCGCTTCTCGTGGTCGGCGACGGTGGCCATGTGAGGGGCGAGTTCGGTGCGGGTCGGGCGGGAGAGGACGGCGGCCACCGCGCCGGTGCCGGCCACGGCGCCCGAGATGATGATCCCGACGACGGTGCAGGCTACCTTGAGCCGCGACCAGGGTTTGACGTACCTGGTCACCGGCACGCCGGCGCGCGGCGTTTGGAAGCGCCCGCGGCCCGCCTGCGGGGCGCCCTTGTAGCTCAGCTCGACTGCGATGTGCGGAGGGGTCGGATCGTCCGCGGGGGTCATGCCCACAGAATGCGGCAGGTAGCGGGGGGCGTGGTAAATCGGGCTAGGCCGGCGGCCAGTCGACGGCGACATAGCCGCCGTAGCAGGCGCCGCCGTTTGACGGGCCGCTCACGCTGAGCAGATAGCGGGATGTGGCCACCTGTGTCTCCGCCAGCCCCGTTACCTCGGCGTACTTTGCGCCAGCAGTCCCCGCCGAGGTTGCCGTGCCGACGGTGGTGGTGGCGCCGGTGGCGAGGTTGATCTTGATCAGCGTGCAGGTGAAGCGGTTGGTGCCGTTGTCTGTGCCGTACACTCGGAAGGCGGTGATCCGGTCGCCGGCCTTCAGCGGTAGGTCAATGTTCACTGAGGAGTTGGCGATCTGCCCCGTGGCGTTTCCGACGCCGAACGACAGGTTGCGCGAGCCGAACAGGGCGATGATCTCATCCTGGATCGCGTTCATGTCGACGCTTTTGACTTGGGCGCCGGCAGCGTAGGTCGTGTTGCGGGAGACGGGCAGGGTCATGGTGTCACACTCCTAGAGGGGTCAGGTCGATGAGACTCTCGGCGTCGTCGCAGAGAAGGCCGGTTGAAGCCGTGGACACGCCGCCAAGCGTGTGCGCCGGCTTCAGGCGCGCCACCACGCCGCGCGCGCCGGGCACGTCGGGCGAACCACCGAGCGCCGGCGCCCGGTAGACGTACCAGCGGAAGACGTCGCGCGAGGAGGGTTGCCACAGGCGCGCCTCGCCGAAGGTGTAGCTATTTGAGTCGGCGGTCGCACTCCCCGAACAGGCGAAGAGGCCTGCCCACATCGCCGCCGGCACGCCGGTCAGGCCCGAGGCGAACGTGGTCCACGGCCCGTCGACAGTGGCACTCCACGCCAGCGTTACCTTGCCGACGCCAGCGAGGCCAGGAAGCCATCCCTCGTCGAGCAGGCGTAGCCAGCATGGCAATGACGGGCAGGCACAGAGGTTCGTCTCGGTCAGCACCCCGCCGGCGATCAGCGTGTAATAGAGACGCAGCGCGCCGCCGGCGAAGCGCACCTCGAGGCGCACGGCGTCGCCGGTCGCCGCGTCGAGGAAGAAGACGCCTTGAGCGTCGCCGGCCTCAGACGCGTCGCACCCGACAACCTGGGCGCGCAGCTCGGCGCCAGCCAGCGCAGCCAGGGAGACGAGTGCTCGGGGCGGTCTGCAGACGGCTGCCGTCCACCGCGCGTCGGTGGTGTCCGTCTCGACGAGGAGCAGGCCGCCGCTCACCGTGATCGATCCGCCGCGGGCATCCTTGATCCACTTCCCGTCAAGAGCGGCGCCTGGGTAGGTGTCCGCCCAGCGGTTGCTGTACTCGAGGATCGTCAAGTCGGCGGCGGTGCAGTCGAGGATGTCGGCGAGCGCCGCCCTGACCTGTGCTCGGCTGAAGCCGACGACGGTGCGCAGGTGCGCCACGCACCGAAGCCGGCGCAGTGCGAGGTCATCGCTCGGGCGCGGCGGCAGCGCGAGCACCCGCTCCCACCGGCTCAGGCTCGCCCACGCGCGATCGGCGAGGAAGTCGTCGCCGAGGATCGCCGCCTTCGACCACGCCGTCGCGAGCAGGTCGGCCTCCACCATGATCTCGCGCTGGACGATCGAGGACGGGTCCGTCGAGTATGCGTCGCCGGGCGCCTCGAGCGCCTGCAACGCGGCGTAGGCCTTGCCGGGATAGATGAACATGGCCCGATAGGTCTGCCGGATCTCCTCGGCGCTGCGCGCCGACTTCGAGATCCGCAGCTCGTCGATCGTGTCCTTGAAGTAGCCACCGGGGCCGTACTCGATGCTGCTGTAACCAATGGCCAGCGTCCCGCCGACGCCACCTTCGGGCAGTGCGTCCTCCTCGGCCTGCGGGATGGCTTCGATCAGCTCGCCATTGACATAGAACTCCATCAGGAATGAACCGTCGGCCAAGCAGCGACGGACGAAGGCGAGGTAGAAGAAGCCGGCGGGCGGCGTGAAGGTGACGCCCTCGCAAGCCTCGCGGCTCACGTAGATGATCCCCCACGAGGAAGCGGTGATTGTCGTCAAGATGAGCGCATACAACAGGTGCTCGGCATCCGCGCCCGTCTCCAGACCGCGCGCCACGATCGAGTAGCTCCCCACGCTCAGCCGGCCGGTCGTGAAGTCGAGGATCGCCTCGATCGTCAGGTCGCGGGTCAGACGGGTGCTGCCTGCGACCAGCTCGGCGGCCATGTAGGCGTGGCTGGCCGAGAACACGCGCCCGGAGCCGAAGCGCGCCTCACCGCGCGTCGGCAGATTGCTCCCCGAGTAGGGGCCGAGGTCGGCCACGTTGCCCATGACGTCGCTCGGCGGCACACCGGTCGGCTCGTCGAAGTGCCACAGGACGACGGTGTCCGCGTCGGCGACGAAGGGAACGCCGCCCGAGCCCACGCCGATGGCCGTCACACCATCCTCCTCACCGTGCAGGTCGTGAGGGTCAGCAGACCGATCGAGGCGGAGGGCGCCGCGTTGGCGCCGTCGACGTTGGCGGCGGGCAGGACGATCGCTGAATCGAGTACGCCCGGCACCAACTGCGCCACCTTGAACAGCCCGGACGGACGCAGCGAGCCCTCCCATGAGCCGGCAGCGTAGTCGCCGCGGCCGGGGCCGAAGGCGTCGGCGTAGGCGAGGATGGCCTGCCTGACCGTCTCCACCAGCGGGCCGCCGGCATAGATCAGGTCGCCCGCCGTCGGCGAGAAGATCAGTTCAGCGTCATCGGCCAGGGTGATCGTGCTTGTCCCGACGGCCTCCACGACATACTCGCGCCCATCGTGGCCGCCGAGCGCGCGCTTGTGGACGATCCGACAGCCGGTGGTCAGATCGGCCGGCCGCGTCGTCGTGAAGGTGAGCACCCGCGTCGCTCCGTTCCACGTCAAGACCACCAGCGGCCCGGCCGAGTCATCCCAGTCGAACTGGTACTCGGCGCCGTCCTCGGGCAGGACCGTGACTTCCACGCTCGTCGGCTGGTCCACCACGGTCAGCACTCGGAAGTCGGGAATCGACACCGGCCTCACCTCGTCGAGAACGACCTGCATGGCCGCGACATCTCCCGCGGTCGGGATTCGGTCCGCGCCGGAGCCGCCCTTCAGGAAGGCAACGTCGACCGAGCCAAGCCCCTGGCGCAGCGGGAAGACGTAGGCGCTCTGGCAGTAGGTCTGCTCGAGCTCCCACGCGCGGTAGTCGTTGGCGTTGCCGCCCATACCCGCATAGCGCAGCCGGTCGAGGATGCGAATGCGGAGTTGCTCGTAGCTCTCCTGATCGTCCCCGCCCTCGTCGATGTCTAGGTGCAGCTCACACGCCGCGTTGCAGCCCGCCGGCGGCGTGGTGAAGGTCAGGATCTCTCCGCCCGCGTTGTTGATCAACTCGCCGTGCTTCCGGCCGACCGATCCCAGCGTCCTCGCCACGACGTCGCAATCAATGTAGCCGAGTGCCGGGACGGTTGCCGCCGTCGCGATCTCGAAGGCGGTGCCGTCGGCGTGGGTCAGGGCGGCGTGGAGCGGGATTGTTGAGCCCGCGGTCCCGACGACTCGCAACGCCGCTGCCTTGTAGGCGGCGGTCGCCGGCTTGCAGACCACGCCCACCAGCACGCCCCAGCGCACCAGGTGCTCGGCGACCGCCGTGTCCGGCAGCAAGTTATTGAAGACGCCGTCGAGGTGGTAATGCAGGCTGAGCACGGCGAGGCACAGCGCGCGGAACCGCTTGTACTCGTCGGAGGTCCGCGCCACGTTGATCCCCGGGGCGCGGTTGGCCAGGTCGGCGAGGGCCAGCGCGTGCAGTTCGTCGAGCGAGAATGCTGAGAAGTCGGCCATATCACGCTCCGAATGGAATGATCGCCCCGAGGTCGATCGCGCCGTGTTGGATATCGCGGATGCTCGACGTCACGACGAGGCGCCCACTCTGGTCGCGCTCCGTGGCAACCTGGAAGTCGGCCGCGCGCCCTGCATCGAGGAAAGGCTGCACGGCGTTGCGGGTGTACTCCGCCGCCTGCTTCGCCGTCGTGTCGGTGTCGGCGGCGCCGGCGGCGCGCAGCTGGTGGAAGTCCGAGCCGGCGTCGGGATCGCCGACCCAGCGGCCGCGCTCCGACAGCAGCTGGTGATGGAGCTCCGTCGCGATGCTCGTGGTGGTCTGGAAGCCGCCGAGGCCGTCCTCGACGTAGTCGTGAGTGAGCGAGTCGATCTTGCGGTCGTAGGCCATCACTTCCCCTTCAAGACGGTCGTGCCGGCCGGCGTCCAGCTCGCCAGCGCGGTCTTGAGAGCGGCGCCGCCGTCATACAGCACCGGGGTCCAGCCGTCGAAGACTGACTTGAGCGACGTGATCTCTGCCTGGGGCGCGAGTGCCGCGGCGCCGGAGCCGTCGTCGATGCTCACGGTCCGGCCCGCCGCCGCGGTCACCACAATGTCGCCGTCCTTGGTGATGCGCACCAGGGCGCCGGTGCTGTTGAGGATGGCCGTCTCATCTTCGTCGATGGCCAGCGTCAGGCGGCGGTCGCGGGTCGCCACAGCCACCGGGTGCCCCGTCCCGCCGCCGAGCTGGAGGACGATCGCCTCCGGCCGGCCGCCAGCCGCCGGCCGCGAGATGAAGCCGATCCCCTGGAAGACCTCGACGCCGGCGAAGGACTCCTCGAGGGCGCCGTCCTTGTAGCCGCGGAAGTTCCACCGGCCGGCCGCCGCGCTCAGGCTGACGACGAGGCGCCGCGCCAGTCCGCGGACGATCGCCGTCGCCGCCGCGCCAGCCCGCAAGGTGCGCGCGCTCGCCCTCATAGTCTGAGTACCGTTCCCTTCGGCGCCAGCTGCAGCGTGGTCTCCTCGCCGCTGCTGCGCGAGCGGCTGAAGGTGACCGCGGTGACCAGGTAAGCCGCCTTCGTGCCCATCTCCTCGTCCTCGACCTGGGCCATCGTGTCGGGGGCGTAGAGCACACGCTGGCCGGGCCGGTACTCCTGATCGTGCCCCTGCACCTTGAGCTTGATCCGCCGGCCGGCGCCGTCTCTCACCGCCATCTCGCGCGCGGCTTTCATCTGCGCGTCGCGGGCATCGTGCACGTCGTCGTCAGCGATGGTCAGCTCCTTCTGCCGGGCGAAGTCCTTGCCCTCGCCGTGCGCACCCGGGCCGTTCTTCGCTTCACCGCGCGCGACGACGTAGTGCTCGTGGTCCTCGTCATCTTCGTCGGTAGCCATTCCCAACACGACGATCCGCGAGTACCTCTCGGCGACGCTGTTGGTGTAGCCGAAGTCGAGCACATTCCCCTCGGCCTCCCGCGCAGAGCCTTCCTTCGGCAGGAAGAAGCGATATTGAGGCTCCTGGTCGTAGTTGGGCAGGCCGATTACCAGATGCCGACCGTCGCCGGTGGACCACGCCAGCACCTCGGCCATGGTCAGGAAGTGCTCGAGCACCTTCCACCGGGTGTCGCCGGGGCTGACCTTGCGCTTCGCCTTCGGCGCCGTGTCGATGGCCGGCTCCCGCGACGCGCGCGCGAGCGGCGCGCCGTCCTCGTCGTAGCCTCGGAGCAGGTCGCGATTCTTGGTATTGCTCAGCACAACGTCGTCGAACCACGGCGCCGCCATCTGCTTCGCGAGCTCCTGGATGCTGGTCGAGCCGAAGGACACCAGCGGCGCGCTCTCATCCACCAGCCGCCCGCTCTTGTCGCGCCCGCGGATCGCGATCTTGCTCCCGCCGCGCCCGACCGTGCGCTCTGGCTCGTCGATGTAGCCCGTCAGGATCGTCGTTCCGTCGAGGATTACCCTGACTTCGGCGTCGGGGCAGCAGAGGTCGACAACCGCCTTGCGGGCCGGCCCGATGGACAGGCTGAAGGCATCCGCGGGCTGCAGCATGTCGAGCTCGACCTGATACTCTGACCAGCCTTCGATCACCTTCCCGCCGACGCGCACAGCGACCGTGTGCTGGACCTGCGCGGCCGCGCGCGCGACGTCCTCCTGTGTGAACGCGGGGAACATCAGCGCGGCGACCTCGGCGCCCGCGGCGCCGGAAGCTTGATTGGAATGCCCACGTCCAGCGCCAGCGGGTTCGCGATGGAGTTGAGTGCGAGCACCTCGTCATAGCGGCTCGCTGCCTCGCGGGCGCCGCCGTAGGCCTGCAAGAGCGCCGCATGCAGCGGCAGCGGCGCCGTCGGCGTCATCTCCATTAGGCGAGGGGTAAGCGCCAAGGCGGCCTGCGCCGCCCGGCGCAGACTGGCGACAAGGCCCACGGTCGCGGCGATCAGCGGGTAGGCGCTCGGGGTGGTCGCCAACTCGGCCTCGTCGGTGAACCGCGCGACCTTGGCGCTAACGGTGCCCAGCCCGGCCGTCACCTCTTGCGCTGTCACGCCGCCGTTCTGCCATGCCTGCGCCGTGGCCACCGCGTCCGCGCCGACCGAGGTGTCGAGCGGCGCGCCGCCGGCGCCAGCCGCAGCCGCGTCGAGGGTGGCGGCGCTTGCGGCCACGTCGTCTACGCCCGAGACGGAAGGCGTTCCCGGGCCAGCCTCGAAGACGGCCGGCGCGGCGCGATCCTCGTGGAAAGCGCAGTCGACGTGCACCGTGTCCCTCGGCTCGGCGGCCGCGCGCACGCGGCAATCGCCCAGGTAGGCGGGAAAGTTGCCGTAGAGCGGATGCCAGAACGACCACGCGCCACCGGAGTCGCGCAGATCCAGGAACGCGCGCAGCCGCTGCAGGTGATCGGGGCCGGTGAAGACGCACCGCAGGTTGTAGACCCGGGGGTTGCCGCCGGTGTCCTCGACCGTGCCGCCGTTCTGGTAGGGGCCGACGTGGGTGACCACCGAGCGGCCGGCGTCGTCGTCGAGGTCGACCACGTCGAGCCGGACGTCGCCCCAGTACGCCTCGAGCATGACGCTCGACCAGGTATCGCTCACGGTCCCCTCCGGTGACTCGGATCGTTGTCGGAGACGGCCGCGATTCCCTCGCCGGCGCGGACGGCGATCCCGTTCCTCTGCAGCTGGTCGAGCACGCGGGTCAGCGCGGCCACGGCCCCAGTGAAGGCGCCGCCCCCGCCGCCGGCGCCAGCCGATGGCGCCCCGCCGGCCATCGCCATGGTGCGCGCCAGGCCGGCGGTCACATAGGCATTCAGGCCGGTTTCCAGCTGTCCTTTCAGATTGACGTTAGCGTGGCCCATGCTCTTGAACTCGGGGTCTTGCTCCAATGCCGCCTTCAGCTTCTCGACGTGGTAGCTGCGAGTGCCGCTCTTGTCGGCGGTGATTGCCCCGACGTCCTGCATCTTGCGCACCGCATAGCGGTCGGCGGCGGCCTGCTGCGCTGGCGTCCCGACCTCCTGCATGCGCTCCTTACCGAACTTCCCAAACACGGCGTCCTCGCGCGCCTTGTTCTCCTTGGTGATGCGCGCGTCGGCGATCTCGAACAGGCCGGCGATCGCAGCGCCGGCGAGGCCGGCGGCATTCCCCAACGGCCCGAGCGCGCCGGCCGTGGTCAGGGCAGCCGTCGACAGCGTGGCCATCGGGCCACTCCAATCGCGATTCAGATAGCTGCCCACGCCATAGCCCACCGTCGCGCCGACCAGTGACCTCCTCACCGAAGAGCCGAAGCCGCCGCCGGCGCCGTGCTTACCGCCCTCGGCACCGCCGAGGAGGCCTTCTGCGCCGCCACCGCCGCCGAACTTCATCAAAGCCACGCCGGCAATCGCCAGGCCGGGATTGCTCGCGAGGAACTGGATCGCCCTCGACAGCTTGTCGACGGCGGCGGCGATCATGTCGATCCGCTCGGGGGTAAACAACTTCGCGATGGACGTCTCCATCCGCTGCTTCGCCTGGTTGATCTTGCCCGTCGCCGTGTCCGCCCATGCCTTCGCATCCGCGCCGAGCTGATCCGTCCCCATCGCCGACGCGAGCATGCTATCGAATGACGCCTTTCCGGCCTTCGCGAGCTGGATCATCGCGAACACCGGCTCGGGGCGGCCGAACATCTTGGCGAGCTTGCCCGGGTCGCCCTTTGTCTTCGCCTCGATCTCGAAGAGGACCGTGGACAGGTCACGCAGGTGCCGCACGCCCTTGGCATCGACGTCGAAGAGCTTGATCCCGGCGTGCTTCAGCTGCTTCTGCACCGCCGGCTTGAGCAGCGCCGACATCAGGCTCGACACGGCGCCGGCGGCCTCCTCGGTACTCCCCGTGCCCTTGCGCATCACCTCGAACAGGGCGCCCAGCTCGGCCACGCCCTTCGCCCCCGTGGTGCCGAACATCGAGAACCGGGGCGCCAGGTAGCCGAGGTGGTCGGCCATCTCGGCGAAGGTCACTCCGCCGCCCCTGCTCTCAGAGTAGAGGCTCGACAGCGCCTGCTTCATGTCGACGACCTCGGTGATCCCGAACTTCCCACGCAAGGTCGCTGCGGTCGATCCAAGTTGCTCGACGGAGGCCCCACTGACATTCGCGGCATCCCCGAACATCTCCATCATCTCTCGGGCCTGCCCGACGTCGTGGGTCAGCGACGCGTACTTCTCCGTGCCAGCGAGGAGCAGCTCGGGGTTGACGCCCTTGGCCGTCGCCACCTCTTCGAGCTGGTCGCGGAACTGGTTGATTCCCGCAGCCGTCATCCCGAACTTGAAGCGCACCTGGTCGAGGTGCGCCTGCAGCTTCAGCGTCTCGTGGCCGATTAGCGCGATCGCCGCCACCCCGCCGAGACCGGCGATCTCGCTCAAGCCCTCGAAGGCACCGTGGAGGGCATGGCCGACAGAGTGCTTGATATCGCTCGCCCAGGTCTTCAGCCCCGACTTCGACCGGCCCAGGGCTCGATCGAGCGCCGAGGTATCGGCGCCGATCCGCGCGACCGCTTCTCGGCTTCCGCTCACGGCGTCCTCGCGAACGGGCTGCGCCGCTGGCCGCCCTTCACGCGGGCGCGCCGCTCTTCAGGAGACCCGGCGAAGCGCGTGGTAGATACCTGCCCCGAGTTGTCGGTGGCTTCGTCGCTCTGGATGCTGGCAGCCTCGGTCATCAGGAACTCCCAGACCTGCCAGTCAGTTAGCTCGACGGCTGGCTGTCCCCAGTAAGCAGATAGGTCGCCAGCGCGGCGACACCGTGCCCCAGCAAGCCGGCCCTGTCCTTTTTTTTTACTGCGTCGACGATGGCGGCGAACTCCTCGGGCGAGAGGCTGTCGGGAGACGGGTTGGCGACGGCGGCGATTGCCTCGTACTCACGCACCATGAGCACGCGCTCGTCGACAGTGGTGTTGTCGCGCAGGTCGGCGTCGCTGATGGCGAACGTCGCCGCCGCGTTCTCGGGGTCGCGGCAGGCGCGGTGCAGCAGCTGCAACGCGACTTCGTCCTCGAACGGCTGCACCGTCTGCAGGCTGTCGGGCGGCACCTTAAGGACGTCGCGAAAGTGCAGATAGGCCGCCGCCAGGGCCGCCTGCACTTCATCGCCCAGCAGTACTCGCAGTTGCAGGGCCAGGTTTGTCCCTGGCCAGGTGCGCCTATGCAGGACGATCCGACCCTTGCGGCAGGCCTCAAGCCGCGTCTCTGCGCGGGCGGCCTCCGGCGAACCTGGCATCTGTCCCGCCACCGATTACCCCTCGCGCTCGTCGAGTGCCTTGATGGTCACCGCGATCTTCGTCTCCCCATTGGAGTCGAACGGCTCGGAGACCTCCTCGACCTCGCAGTCGACAAGGCTGGTGCGCTTGCCGCCCTGCGGGCAGGTCAGGAGGAAGGAGGTGTGCTCGCGTTGCAGCTTCTTCCAGTCCACCTCGGGGTTCGCCGCCTCGTAGACGACTTCGAGGTCGGCGCTGAACTCGGGGATGGCGCGGAAGAAGCCGATCGCGCGTCCCTTCGGGTTCATGGTGTTCACGGGCGTCTTCTTGAACGTCCGCTTGAGAGTGACCTTATCGACGGTCCACAGCTGGCGGCCATCGAGCTCCGGGAGAGTCTGACTGACGACTTCGCGTGCCATGATCTCCTCCTACTCGAGGATCAGCTTGTTGATGCCGACGAGCTGGTGCAGCGCCGGCGGGACGCTGGCCGGGATCGCGACGTTGAACCGGCCGAGGTTGACGAGGTCGTGCTCGACGATCAGCTCGCCCTCGTGCGCCTTCACGTTCTGCAGGCCGCCGTCGTCCTGCATCTTGTAGAGGACGTCGAGGGTGATCGACCGGACGGTTGCTGCAGTCGCCTCGTTCGCCGGCAGCGGGTTGTCCGGGTTGCGCACGGTCCTCGACCAGCGCGCGTCGACCTGCCAGCACACCTCGTACATCGTGCGCACGACGTGGATGTCGGCGACCCGGTTGAACGGGTTGCTGGAGGCGTCGGTGGTCTTCGTGGTGACCAGGCGGACGATCTTGACGGCGTCGCCGGCAGCGTTGTTGGTCAGCGGCGTGACGCCGTAGTCGATCGCGCTCTGCTTCTCGGTCGCCGTCGGCACCGACGCCGCCGGGATCGGGAAGAGGGGCAGCTCGACATCGTCGAAGTGGCGCTTGTACTCGCTCCCCTCGACGAAGCAGAGCATGGCCGCGGCGTACTCGCCGGGGAGGTTGAGGCCGCCCTCGACCGAGGTCACGACCACGTCCATCTCGTTCGCCGGCGTTGCGAGACCCTGCGCGGTCGCGAGCGTCCCTGTCTCGGCGAAGTAGGCGACCGACCACTGCTTCGTGCCGGGAAGGGCCTGGGTCGCCAGCCAGGTCTTCGCGTCGGTGATGGTGTTCGCGTCGTGGTTGGCGAAGGCCACCCCGTGATAGGTCTTGTCGCTCAGGACGTCGAGCGCCGCCGTGCAGTCGTAGGCGGTGGCGCCCGACACGCCGGCGGCGGCCGTGCAGGTGATCCCCGCCACGTTGGCGTCGATGAGCGGGACCTTGATGTCGTTGCCATTCACGCCGCCCGAGCGCGCCGTCAGCGTCAGGACGGCGGCGGGCGCCGCCGCGGACACCGGCAGGATCGGGTAGAGCGGCTTGATCGCGGCCAGCGCGTTTGCGGCCACCGCCGCGGCGAGGTCGCCGACCGCGATGGGGACGCGGATGGTGCGCCCGGCGATGCGGAAGACGAAGTCGCCGGCGGCGGTCGCCGTCCCAGCGAAGGTCATCGTGTAGGTGGCCGCGGTCCCGCTGTTGGCGATCGGCTGCGCCCACAGTTGCGGCTGGCGGCCGTACTTCTTCGCCACCGCCATAGAGGCGCGGCACATCAGCGCGAGCTCGCTGCCGGCGCCGAAGAGGGTGTCCGCACTCGTCTCGTCGAAGACCTGCACCGGCAGAAGCGCGGTCGCGGTCCCCACCGCCGACATCATGCCGACGAGCATTCCCCGGCGCACCAGGGCGACGAGGCCGCTGCCGCCGGAGGTGACGTCGATCACCTGGAAGGTGCCCGGCAGGCCGTTGTTTTCGGGAACTGGGGTCGTGATCATGGCTGCTTCGCCTCCTCGATGACGAGCACGAGATCACCGGCGGCGATGCGCCGGCGGTAGAAGGGTTCGTTGGGCACGCGCACCGGCGCGTCGGAGTAGATGGCCGTGGCTTCGCGCCCGTCCTCGCCCAGCCGGCGGGGGCCGGGGCGGTAGACGGGGCAGCCGGCGCGCGCGGCGCGCACGTAGAGAGTGGTCGACGTCATGTTGGCACTTCCTCGTCGAATGAGACGAGCGGCGTGGGATCATCCCGCGTCTCCTCGTCTTCGGGCAGGTTCGCGTTGCCGCGCAGATCGGTGAGCAGCACTTCGATCGCCTTCGGCCGCACCACGTCCATCTGCGCCTGGTAGGTGGCGATCCACACACAGAGGTCGGGAGCGTTGATCAACGCCTCTTCGGTGAGCGGTTGCAGCGGACCGCACCCGGCCAAGCCGAGGTCGGAGCCGAGCAGGACGTTCTGGATCATCTCCAGCACGTCGTAGATGCCTGGCTTACCGCCGCTCTCCTCGGTTCCCTGCGTCCTCGCAACGCGGGTGCGCAGATCGCCAGAGGCGATGACGATCTCGATCTCCGCGTTGAGCGTTGCCCGCTTGCGCTGCAGGTTGAAGTCGGTAAATCGGCCTTGGCCGGTGGCCACCAAGATCGACGGGAACGACCCGCCGAACGCGACACGGAGATCCTCTTCGCTCTGCAGAGCTTTCGCGATTTCCCCGTTGTACGGCGCGACGCGGCCGCCGTGCATCTTCGCGAGCGGCCCCAGAGCGGCGACGATCGCTTGCTCGAGGAGAGTGCGTCGGCTCGCCATCAGCCTAGCTCCTCGGCTGCCCAGGACTTGAGCAGGTAGGTGATGGCCAATTCGCCGAAGCGATCAAGCACGGCGTCGGAGAACCAAGCGAAAGTGCGAGCCGGCAGCCGAGCCCCATGGCCGACGATGCCACCGCCCTGCTGCATCCCCGCCCATGCGAGTCGGGACCGCGCCTCGAACATCGAGCCGGTGACGCGGAACAGCCACGCGCTCTTCAACGCGCCGAGCTGGTTGGTGAGCCGACGCGCGAAGGACGTGCGCACCTGGCCGTTCTTCTTGTAGGCCGACCGGCCCTTCAAGTAGCGCGAGACCGCGCCGCCGGCGAGCGTCTTGCGATGCCAGCCCTCGCGACGACGGGCGAGGATCTTCTTGATGCTCGACGACGCGCGCGGCGCCCACGCGCCTTCTGGCGCTTCTGCCGAAGAGAAGTGCTCGCGCAGGTCGGCGGCGATCGCCGGGCGCAACTTCTTGAAGACGGGCCGCAGATCCTTGCCTGCTTTCTGCAGCGCATCGAGCCCGCTGACCAGGCTCGCGATCTCGACCTCGACGACGCCGCCCATTTACCAGAACCCCTTGAGCGACTCGCGCGAGATCCCAACATTCTCGTCGAGCTCGACGATAGCCGGGACCACAGCCGTGCTCTTCGCCGGCACCGGATCGGTGCCGGGTGACACGAGGCCCTTGGCCAGATCGCGGAGCCAGGTCTCACGCTCGTCGTGGGCGATCTTGTCGGTCTCGGCAATCATCCGGCGCCGCCGCTTGAGCAAGTAAACCGTCTCTTCCGCGGCGAGGAGTCGGATGCGAGCCGGGACTGGCGCGGCGAACGGTGTGGCGTGGCGACGCTGCGCGTAGCTGTCCACCCAGCCGTCGGCGGCCGACTGCGCCACGGCAAGGACCGCGGTACCGAGAGTGCCTGTGCCAGCATCGTCGGTCAGCTGGACGAGGGACTCTAGGCCACCCGCGGCCATCTCCAGCTCGGCTTGGGTTGCGTAGGCCATCAGACCTTCCTGCGGCGCCGACCATGCGAGGGCGCATCGGAAGGTGGCGAGGGCGAAGCCGGCGGGAGAGCTGGCAGTGGCGGCGTGGACTTGATCCGCGGGCGCGGCGCGCCGCCGAGGAACTCCTCGACGGTCGGGCCGTCGTCGCGCGGGACATAGCCGGCGGCGTACTGCTCAAGCGTCGCATCATCGACGGGTTGCCGTGGCGGAAGCGCCAGCTCTTCGCCGAAGTCGGTGTCAACCTCGGCAGCCGGCGTCGGCACCGCGGCGACGCTGGGCTCTGGCACCGGCGCGGAGGGAGCGAGTAGGTCTGCGTCGGCGCGAGCCGGGAATGGGAGAGTTGACGGTGGCTCCTCCATGGAGAAGACGGCCTCGACCAGCAATTCGCTCGGCTTGCTCGCGAGGAGCAACGCGATCTGCGCCGCCGTGAACCGCTCGGCGCGGACCTCGCGCACTTCGCGGGTCCAGGTGATGCCGCAGCGGACGAACCGCCGGCGGCGTGAGCTTATGCGCAGGGCGATCAGCTGGGTCTCGGTCACGAGCCCAGCATGCGGCAGCTATCTGAGGGGGTGGTAAAAGCGGCGGCGGGTGGACTCAGGAGAGGAGGCGGCGACTAGGTCGTGGCGTCGCTGCCGGTGATGAGCTGGTAGAAGGCGTAGGCCACGTTGTAGCTGGCGGCCGCGCCGAACTTCAGCTCTCCGGTCGAGAACGCGTCGTCGCCGGTCACCACGGAGTCGCTCCACACCGGCTCGCGGGTGCCCTTGTAGAGCGGGCGCACCGGCTTCGACAGGTCGGCCACGAACCACTCGTTACCGGTCGCCGAACGGCCGGTCGGACCGGGGATCGTCTTCGCGTAGATCCACGGGCTGACGTGGAGCTGCAGACGGTGGTAGTCGCGGTTGGAGCCGCTGTCCACGTACTGCCGCTCGAGCAGGTTGAGACCGTTCGCCTCGTTCGTCGGACCGACGATGAGGTGGGTCGGGTTGATGCCCAGCGGCACGCCGTCGTCGCGCTTCATCTGCCGCAGGAGCAGGATCGCGGCGTCGAGGGCGCCGGAGTCGTCGAGGGTGTGGTTGAGCAGGTTGCTGTTGGTGCTCCCGTTGTCGAGCGGGTGGTTGGTCGCGAAGAAGTGCCCGGCGTCGTAGCACTCGCCGAAGTCCGTGGCGCCGAGGAAGCCGCCGAGCAACGCGTTGACGAGCAGCTCCTCCTGATGCTGGACAAACGCCAGCGCCAGCATGTCCACGCGAGACATGTAGAGGGCGAGCTTGTCGTCGCGGATGTCGGTCCGGCTGCACCGGATCGAGTCCTCCCACTCCGCGGTCTTCATGGTGAAGTTGTGGCCGCCCAGCTTCTCCAGCTTGCGGGCACCGGTCCACTTCTTCACCGCGCCTACGAAGCCCATCCAGTCGAACTCGATGGTCGGCGTCGACATGTCGAACGCCTCGGCGAGCATGGCGACGAACGGGTCGGTCTGGGCGAGGGCGAGCGCCTTCTGGAAGCGCGCGTCGAAGGTCACCTTGGCAGCTTCGAGCTTCTCTCGATTCAGCACGGTCGTTCTCCTTAGCCCCAGATCCCGAGGGTCTGGCCGTCGTCGATGGCCGACGTGATGTTGTTCTTCGCCGCGACCAGGTCGGCCTTGACGAGGGTCAGCTCGTCCTTCAGCGTCGAGATGTTGTTCTTCAACACGCCGATCGCCGTGTTGGCGAGGTTGGCCTTGGTGGACAGCTCCTTGATCGCGTCGGTGAGGGCGACGATCGCCGTGTTGGTGGAGATCTCCTTGGTGGCCAGCTCCTTGATCGCGTTCGCGGTCGCGGTGATCGCTCCCTTGATCGCGGTCGCCTGCGCGTCGCTCGGGTGAACGCTGGTGCCGTTCCAGTCCGAGATCGTCGGCGTGGTGATGACGGCGATCGTGCCGTCAACCGTCTCGCCGCCGCTGTTGTCGATCAGCGCGCCCGGCGCGGTCACGGCGCCGATCGTGCCATCGGCGGTCGTGCCGCCGCTGTTGTCGGTCAGCGCGTCGGGCGCGGTGACCGCGGCCAGCACGGAAGTGCTCGGCGTGCCCCCGCTGTTGTCCGTGATCGTGTGGCTGGTGATCGCCGCGCAGGTCTTGCTCGCCGTCGAGTAGGTCTGCGTCCACGCCGACTGGATCGGGAAGTCGCTCGCGGAGATCACGATCCGGGTCGGCGAGATCCAGACCCAGATCTGGCCGTCGTCGTCGATGGCCATGGCCACGCCGGCGACAACGCCGTTGCTGGAGGTGGTCCCGACGGTCTGATCGTCCTCCACGTAGCAGTTCTTGTGGAGGTCGTCGGCGGTGAGCGGGTGGCTCACCGAGTTGGCCAGCTTCACCATGACGTTGAAGCGGACCTTGACCTTTTTCGCGCCGTCGCTGTCGGTGTTCGGGCTCACCGACTGCTGCTCGCAAATGCCGTCGACGCTGAGACGCGACGCGGCATCGGCGGCCGGGCGGGCGTAGCCGGAGGTGTCGCGGAACACCATCCCGCCCTCGTAGATCGTGGTGTTGGCCTTCTGGGCGATCTCGATCACGCCGCCGAGGTCGCCTACCTGCTGCTGCACGGTGTTCCGGTCCTTCGAGAGAGCCATGATCTACCTCCCCCCGCGGCGCTTCTTGGCAGCGAGGAACTCGAGGGCGGTCAACCCACCCTGCTTGGCGGCCGAGCGCTCGGCGTCGGAGAGACTCTCCAGCGCCTGCGTCTCGGTCATCTTCCCGTCGACCGGCGCGCGCGGCGTCGGATCGACGCCAGCGGCCTGCGACGGCGCGCCCGCCGGCGTCACGCGCGGCAGGGTGGTCACGTACTCCTTCGCGTTCGCGAGTCCCGAGTTGGCCGCCGTCATGCGGATGGCCTTCTCGACCGGGCCATCGACGAGCTTGCCGTCGGAGTCGTGGAAGAGCACCGTCTTGCCCTCGCGGCGGGTCTCGTCGATCAGCTGATCGACGGCGGCGGCCTCGGCGGCGCGCGCGGCGGCGGCGAGCTCACCCTCGGCCTTCTCGGCGCGAGCGAGCGTGCTGGCGTGCGCGGCGCGAAGACTGGCGATCTCGCCCTGCGCCTTCGCGACCTCGGCGAGGATCGCGTCCTTGGTGGTGTCCTCGGCGAGGCCGAGCGACTTGGCGATGTCCTTCATGTCGGGCTTCTCCTTGGTGAACTCGGCGCGCGCGGCGGCGAGTGCGGTGCGGATCTCCTCCACCGCGGTCCCCGGCACGGCCGGGATCACCACGGCGGAAGTCTCAACTCCCTCGGCGCTCTGGAAGACGGCTTCGACCGTCCGATCCGCGCCATCAACCTTCACGCGATCGCCGGGATAGTGGCTGCACTGCGCCGAGAACATGTCCTTGCCGCATACCGAGCACAGCACCGGGTCCTGCGAACTCCACGCGATCGAGAAGCGATCGAGCGTGCCATCCAGCGCTGCCTCCACCGCCCACGGCTTCACCAGGTGCAGCGTCTGCCGGAAGACCGGCGACCCGCGTACCGAGGACAACTCGCTGCTCACCACCGTTCCACCGCGCGCGAGGAGATCGCGCTCGTGGTCGCGCATGAACGGCGCACCGGTATAGCTGGCGGCGAGAGTAGGTAGCACTTTGTCGGCGAAGCGGGTGAAGTTGCGGTTGGGCTTGGTCGGATGCTGGCGGAAGACAAGGGCGTCAACCTCGAGCTCCATCGGCTCGCCGGCGCGTACGCGGGCGAGCAGTGCCTTGCGATTGTCCTCGGCAAGCGCTTGGCCTCCGGTGCGGAGTTCGAAGATCTCGCCATCGGAGCAGAGCGTGCTGGGGATCGGCTTCACGAGCCCAGCATGCGGCAAGTATTTCGGAGGGTGGTAAAAGCGCCTATGGGACAGATGCCGGGGGCGGCGGCGTGGTCGGCGCCGAGGGTATGCGCGGTGGGCCGGGTAGCGGGTCGCCCGTCGGCGGCTGGAAGTTGAACTCAGCGCGGAACTGCGCCGGATCGATCGGGCAGCCGATCCCGGCCGCCTTGACGTAGAGATCCATGCGCTCCGCCGGGCTCATGGTCTGCGAGATATGGACCTTGAGGCGCGGCGGCCGCGCCGCCAATCTGTTGTAGGCGACGAACGGCGTGCCAACGTCGGCCTCGAAGCGGCTGGCGAGGCGCGCTTCGTCGGCGACCACCAGCGAGAACCGCGAGGTCTGGTGGATCTCGGCCTGCGCATAGCTGCCATTGGCCGAGCCCTCGCTGCTCGCAAGCGTCCCGCCGGAGACCAGCTTGGATATCTGCCCGTCGACGAGATCCACGAGTGCGCCCTGCACGTTGCTGGCGCCGCCGCCAGTCTGCACCGTGTGGATGACCATCTTGCACGCGTCGGAGAAGACCGCGGCGTTGTCTTTGCCGAGGCTACGCACCGCTTCCTGCAGCACGGCTTTGTCGTTGTCGCTCGCCCCAGCCTGGTACTCGCCGGTGACGTAGGGCAACGCGAACTTCTCGCAGAAGACCACCCAGTCGCGGACGGCGAGGCGCTTGAAGAGCGACCACCAAACGAAGGTGCGGCCGAGCCCCGACGTGGCCACTCGCCGGCCAGGCAGGCGGCTGAAGATCCACCGGCCGGGGACCAACGGCTCGCCGTCGTACATGTTGGCGGCGGTCAGAAGCATCGGCTCGTCGTGGGCCGAGAAGCGGAAGCGCCGCGGTAGAACGTTGCGGAACCAGATCGGCACGAGCAATCCGCCGCGCATAGCCCAGTCGACTTCGGTGCCGGCGTAGCCGTACCGAACCACGCCGAGCTGGTGAGCGATCGTCTCCTGGACGTTCGGCACCGCGCGCAGCGCATCCTCGAGCAAGCGTGCCGCTCGAACATCCGCGGCCGAGTCGCCGCCGGCGAGCACCACCCACTGTTTGCCGGCCACGTCGTCGCGGCGCTGATCGAGCTGGCTGCGCAGGTGAGCGTCCGTCTCGACCACGTCGTCATAGAGATCGCACTGCCTGGCCGGATAGCCCTGTTCTGCCTCGACGTGGATCGCTCCGATGAGCCGCGGTGTCAGGCCTTGAGCCGGGTGTTCGATCCAACGGTCAAAGAGGTCGAAGTCGGTGGCCTGGAAGCTGGCCGCCGGCGCCGCTGGAAGGCTCTGCGGTCGGTCGATGGAGAGCCGGCGGGGAGGCTCTCCGACGAAGCGGCGGAGACGGTCACGGGCAGCGGAGAGGATGCGGGCGCGCAGTCGGTCGAACGGGGACATCACCACTCCTTCCAGTCGTCGGCGCGGGTCGAACTCCGCAGCCCTTGGTATTCCACCTTACCGGGCGGCGCCCGTCGTGGGTAAAAGCGGCACATCGGGTAGCTGGCGCCGTCGCAGAGATGCGCGAAGTCGCTCCGCCGATTGGGGAAGCCCTTTCGGTTCTCCCAGTTGGCGAGCGCGCGGCAGGTCATCGGGCACCGCGTCGGATCGGCGAAGAAGTGCCGCCGGCCGTCGGCGGTCCGCATGCGGCTGTTGGTGATCGCGCAGCGCTCGACGATCAGCGGATTGCGCTTCGCGTTGGCGGCCGGCGTGAAGATGTGCCTCCACCCGCGGCGGCGGAAGACGTCGTAGGAGCCGCGCCCTTTCGTGCGCTCGGCGTCCTGCCATTCACCCGAGGCGTCGGCGACGACAGCGACCTCGTCACCGCGAAGACCTAGGGCCTCGAGGGCGTCAATCAGATCGTCCTCGTCGCCCTGTTCCACCACGACCTCGTCAACGCACCACACCCCCTCGCGCGGCTCCCACAGGAGCGCTCCATCCTCGCCGACGTGCGGACAGGCATCGAAGGCGTGTTGGACCGAGCCAGCCATGTGCGGCGCGAGCTGGAAGTCCGCGCCGACCCACGCCGCGAATGGCCTGCCGAGGTGCCGCCGGGTGAAGACATCCGTGATGTCCCGCGCCGTCTCGGGCACGGCGACCTCGTTGAACCTCGACGACCAGCAATAGAAGACGGCGTCGCCAACCGGCCGGAACTCGCCGAGCACCTCGCGCGCATAGGTCTTCTCGTCGACCTCCTCCTCCATGGAGGTCAACGCCTCGGCGACGATATGCGGATTCTTCCGCGGATCGAACTCGAAGACGCGGGTCTGCCGCTGTCCGGCGCGCCCTTCCTCGTACCACTCCATGACCCATTGGCCAATCGGACGATCGGGCGGGTTCGCCATGCCGATGACGAGGCCGCCAGTATCGACGACAGCTCCGCGTGCTTGGATGTACGTCTTCTTGTCGAGAAGCTGACACTCATTGAGCAGCACCAGGTGCGCCTCACCCTGCTTCAGCGTGTCCGGCACGAAGCCGCTAACGAGGTAGATCGCGGTCCCATTGACTGCCCGGAAGCTGAAATCGTCTTCGTACCAGCGCCCCCACTTAGCCGGGAAGAGCCGCTCGAAGTTGCGGCGGAGCTCCGCACTGCGCCGCTCGGTCGGACTCACCGCCCAGATCACCGCGTCCTGCACCGCTGCGAGAAAGCTGGCACCAAGGAACTGCCCCGTCGTCGTCTTCCCGCCGCGCCGACCTCCCACGAAGAGGGCGGAGAACTGATCCAGTCCCGCCGGTCGCGGCCAGCCCTTCAGGTAGGCGGGCAACCACTGCGACCACCAGCGCGTCGCTTCCGCCTCTCCCGCATGCACCCGCAGAACACGCGCCTTGGACGCCGGCGCCACGTAGGCGTGTTCGCGCATGTCCCAGCGGCCACCAGTCGAGAGCAGAAGTTCATCGCTGCCTTCCACTCGCAGGTCGACGCGGAGGTCGGTGAAGCGCTCAGAACTTCCCTGCGCCTCCTGGAGGCGGTCCAGCGACATCCGCTGTAGATTCGCTCGCGGCATTCTCCAGCTCAGGCGCCCGCCGCCCGGACTTGTTCACCCGCAGCTTGTCCTCGGCCACTGCCTTCTCCGCGGCACGCAGGCGCTCGTATGGAATGGCGGCGAGCATGGCGCGAAGGTTCGCGCGCAGCTCCCCGGACATGCCTGGCTCGGCCACGCGCAAGATCACGTGCCACGTATCCACGGCCAGGAGCTTGTTCATCCACCCGACGCGATCGAGGAGGTCTTCGGGGGGTGGGCCGCAAGCCGTGTACTCCTCCAACTTCCGGTCCTTCTTGGGCCGACCGCCGAGCTTCCCATTCTCGCGAGAGGCGTGCTTGCGCGCAGAGCAGGTCTTCTTTCTGGTCAGGAGTGGGCTCATAGACACCTAGGTTTGCTGCCCATTTCGGGCGTTCAGTCAGGTACGCCCCTACACCTCGTGGCTGTCGCAGGGGACTCGTTATAATTTTGGACAGGGCATTCATATCATAGTCACCATACTCCCCTGAATCCTTCTGCACGATTGCCACCTCGTCCAATGCCATCCGGGTCATGCCCCTCCGCTGGCGGGCGCACGAAGAGCACGGGCACATGCTCGACGACATGTTGTTCACGCTCAGACTCGAAGACCATCGACGGGCAGACTTGGCATCGCCAGAGTGAATCCTTCAGGTCACGCATCCGCCCGTAGGCCCGCTTGTTCGCCGGCGCCGTGGGCGTCTTGCATACAATGCCGATCGCGCGAAGGGCAGCGCGTGCTTCCTCGTCTGCTACTGCAGCTCGTTGCAGGCACGAGATGGCGGCTACCACCGCCTTCTTGGTAGCATCCGTCGCCGCCAGAGTGGACGCCCTCTCGAGGTCATTGATTGCCTGTCCGCGCCACGAGCCAAAGCGCGACAGTGGATCGGCGGCATGGCGCAAGGCGTCGACCACCTCGTTGTTGGCTGTCATCCTGGCATCTTCCTAGCCATGCGGATCACCTCGCTGTCGAGCGCCGCGACTACTACCGCCAATGCATCGAGGGCATGCTCCTGGAGGCCCTTCGGCAGGCCGGCTAGGCGTTGCGGTAGCTCGGCGAAGCGCCTAGCCAAGGCGGCGTGCACGGCGGCCTTGGAGGCGTTCTGCCCAGCGTAGTCGGCGCGTCGACCGCCGGTCACCAGGCCGGCGGCGCCGAGGCGCTTCTTGACCTGCTGGGGTGAGACCTGCACCACTGGCACACAGCCGAGGCTGGCGAGGCAATCGAGCACGCCCCAGGAGCGACCGACCTTGTAGGCGGCCGACGAGTGGGGTGGATGCGAGACCGCCTCGGCGCAGATGGCCGTGACTCCGCGCACGAGCGGCGCCAGGGCCTGCGTGAGCTCACCACCGCGGCGGTGATCGTCGCTGGACGCGAGAACGTGTAGCTTGCGCGTGCTCTTGGCGGTGCGGATCACGCCGAGCTGCAGGATCTCCTCACCGCTGGCCTCCAGCCGCACCAACGCCCAGCCCAGCGCTGCGAACCCAGGGTCAACGCCTAAGACGATGGCCATGCTGATCTCCTAGTCCTAGACCTGCGCGCGTGGTAACCGGTATTGGTTCCATGCGCGCTTCCCCCCCGTAGGGGGGGCGCATGGGAACCGATCCGTTACCGTCGGTGAGCGAGATGATCGGTTCCCGAGGTCGGGAATCGATTCCCAAACTCCGGGAATCGATTCCGCACGATCGCCAACTACGCGCCGATGTTGGCCTTGATCGGTTCCCAACCTT